AATTTTAAAAATGTACCAGAAAAATTCAAAAAATGGGAGCTGAGAAACATTTATAGGGAGCTTGATAGCTCTATAAAGTTTAAGTAAAATCTTAAATCCTCATACTTTCACACAATCATTCAATCATAAAGTAGGAAAAAATAAAATCAGAATTTGTCTAAGTCCGCACAGGCGTAAACACTCATATTTAAACTATCAAGGTTAGGCATGGTACGTTTAATAACTATTTCAAATATATCTAATCATGGAAAAATCCAATTTCAAATATGGTTATGAAAATATTGAATTAGTCATGAATCAAAATACACGAACTGAAAATTTTAATCTTGATAATTCACAAGTAAACCAATTTGAGGAAATTTTTTCAACTCTAAAAGGTGAGCCTAAAACAGTTAGATCGACTAAGGGAAATATTCACGTTCCTTACGTTGTAGATTTTAAGGTAAATCAGCAAAATTTGAAGGTATTTAGAAAAAAAATTAATCAAAATAAAGGTACGGTCATTTTATTAATAGATTCAAGCGGTTCAATGAGCGGTTCAAGAATTGATCAAGTACGGGATTTAGTCGCAAATTTATATAAAGGAATTTCTGAAATATCCCGAATAAATCTTAAAGTTTACACCTACGCTGGAAGCTTTGAAGATCCTCACACATTAGCCATAAATGAGATTAACAGCCTTGCAGACTGTGAAAAAATTACGGTTCAAGGCGGTAATATTGGATCGACACCTACACACACAGCGATCACCCATGTTACAAAATTAAATGAAAATATCAAGGGTAAAAAAATAATTATAACTTTAACCGATGGACACCCAGAATTATATAATCATCACAATACTTTAGGATTAACAGGCGTTTTACAACTTAAAACAAAAAGAGCATTAGTTGAAGCTGAAAGTAGAGGATTTAATATATTTGGAATTGGAATTAATTTATATAATATTCCAACTTTTAAAAATATGTTCAGAGATGAATTTATCAACGTTGAGGATTCAAGCGATATACAAAAACACTTAATGAATAAATTATATGATTTTGTAAGGAGCATTAGAGGTTAAAAAATGACTTTTGATTTTAAAGATAAAGAAAATCATGAAAATCATGAAAATAAAAACAAACTTACATTAAAACAAGAAAAAATTAAAGATTTAACCATGAAGTCTTATCATGATCTATCACTTGTTAAGGAAATTAGAGAAAATGAAAATGCTAAAAATCTAAGCGATGTAATTTTAACTTTTATGAGTGATCAACATATATCAATTAATGAAGCAATAGGAATTATGCAAAATTCAACTTTAAAAATGATTTTTGAATCAGTACATAATTATATTGATGATTTAGAAAATCAACAAAGAAATAAAATGGAAAATGATTTAAAATGACTTACTCACAAAATATATTAAATGATGATGTGAATATCATATATATTAAAGTCACAATATTAACCCAGCTTAAAGCATGGTTAAAACGTCAATCAATACCATACAGACAACACAAAATTATATATTTTTACAAGGAAAATAAAGCAGAGGTTATATTATTATGATATGTTATGAATGTAAGAATGTAATAATTAATTACAACTTTGTTAAAGTGGGTAATTATATAACTTGTGAGGCGTGTTTAAATGAATGAATCTAATATAAGCGGAATAAGCACAGAGGAATTTGCAAAATTATTAAAAGATGATCCTGAATTTGCCAAAGCTTTAAAAAGTGTGGGTGGAAATGTATTAAGAGCAGGGATAAAAGGAAAATCAAAAATGAAAATAAACTCAACTAAAAATATATCAAAGCCTAAAAATATATCAAAACCAAAACCAATACCAAAACCAAAAATTAAAGAACTGCCTGAATCACAAAAAAAGGTTTTACATAAATCGAATGATCCAAAGAATAAAAAAGAACTTGATCCAAAAACAGAAAAAATGTGTGATGATCCTAAGTGTAATATATGTGAAAAACCAAAAGAACAAAAACCAAAAGAGCAGGAGCAAAAACCAAAAGAAAATATATTGGATAATAATTGGTTAAAACGATTAGCAAAATTAACACCTAAGTATAATACATTAGCACATTTATTTGATAAACATTTAGCTAAAAGCGTAACAGTCCAAGAAGTAAAAGACAATATATTAAAGTATGAAGGTGTGAGAAAATGAGTGAACTAATAAAATATATTGATCAACTTGCAGACATGACAAGCAGATCACAAGCTGGTAAATATCATAAATGGTTAAAGTATGAAGGTAAGTTGTTCACAAATATATCAACGAATCATATAATTAATAATGTAAATCCAAGAATTAAAAGATGTTATGATAATTGTTCCAAAGCGGTTATAAGAAATTCTAATTTAAGATATTATGAAGGATATGTTTTAACAAGTCTAGGTATACCAATAGAACACGCATTTTTATTAAATGAAAAAAATGAAGTTGTCGATCCTACTCTAAGTTTAATAGATCATATAGGCATAGAATATTACGGTGTGAATATACCAAAGTGTGATCTTGTTAAAGTATTAATAAATAATAAAAAGTCTGTAATATCGACTTTATATTTATACTATTCTATGCTATATGACAAAAGAAATATAAGTGGTGAGTGTGTGAATTAATCATGGAAGAAAAAAGACAAACAACAGAAGAAATTGAAGAAAATTTAACGCTTGGTGAATACCATGATATATCAAATTTAGGTAGTATACTTGGTAAACCAAATTTAAAAGAAATGGAAGAATTAGGAACTAAACTGGCTGATCTGTTTAATTCTTATCCAAAAATGAAGGGTATGGATAAAATATTATTAAGTAAAAATGTAACACTACAATTAATTAACACAAGTGTTAAAAATTATATAAAATATAAGAATAGCATAGCTCAAAAAGAAATGGAGAAAGAATTTCAATGAGCTTATATATAGTCAAAAATGGATCAACGGTTATCTGTGCGGATGATCGTTGGTCTGCTTGGAAAATTGCAGTAAATATACTAAATATATCTAATCCTGTATTAATGAGGTTGAATAATAATTGAGCCTAACTTGTGATAATTGTATGTCTAGTTTTATGACTGGTATTGATTTAAGTGCTCATATATTATTCATTCATGGTATAAATACAAAACTTGATCCCCAAATTGATCAAACAATTATATCAAAACTTCAAGAAAAATATGATATGTCAAGAAGATTCCTAAGTATATTAACAAAGCATACTGATAAAGCCAAAAATGAATGGCATGATTATATAGGATTTGGTTTATTTGATTATGATGATAAATACTGCAATAAGGAAAGCAAAATGACAAAAACACAATATAATCATATTGGAACTGAAAAAGCTGAAAAATTAAAGCGTATATATGATCAAACTTGTAAAAAATGGGATAGTGAGGCTAAAAGACTTAATAGAATAGTGAATGAAATTGAATCGTATAATTTAAGTGAGGGTGATTTTATATAATGGATTGTGCAAGAGGACAGTTAATACTTGATCATTTACAAAATATGCAGAATATAATAGACTTTGACAAAGAAATTGAAGATGGAGATTTTGATTGTGGGTAACATATATATTAATGGTCGTATAATCATTAACAGGATGGTGAAACAATGACTAAAGCAGAAAAAATTAAGTCTTTAAAGGCTGTTATATTAGAGGCTAAAAAAGATTTAAGAGTATTAGGGGTGAATATGCACTAATGACTATTGTTCAATGTTCATTATGTGGTATGAGATTTAGCAAATCTGATCCCGATTATATATTTAGGATTGAAAGGCATAATCAATGGCATGATCCAAAGTATAAGGGTGAAAATAGAGATTCAAGACACTATAAACTTGATAAAACATATAAAAGGAACACAACGATGGGTAAACCTGAATATATATGACTGATAACCCCAGAGATTTATGGAATTGGATTCAAAAAGTAGAATTAAAATATGTAATGAATGATCGAGAAATACCAGCGACACATTGTAATATATTATTAAACAAACTTCATAATATAATACCATTGTTAAAAATTCAGCATATAACAAAGTATAACAGTATAATTAATGATGATCTTGTACCCAACCTTGAATTAAAATTATATAAGATTGGTGAAGAAAAAAATAGATTTATGTTATTTGACTTTGTTAAAAATTTAATTCATGAGTGTTTATTGTAGTAAGATTTATATTAAACAAGGATCAAAGGATCGTATGGAATTACCACAAATCCGAAACTATGTAGATTATAGTTCAAGCAATTACGGAAGTTCAAGAGAAGTTTCAATAGGATCATTAACCCTATATTTTTCTTATGAAACTGTTGTAGCTGTCCGTACACCATTTTCAGGACTAATTATAAGAGAAAATGATTGGTCTACCACCACAGGAAGGCATTTAAATGCCAGTCCTAGAGAAATGACCGCCTTTTTTGCTGGTGCATTACAATCAGCAGAATATATACCAAACCATGCAAAAACCGAAGTGATGGTTAAAATGGGTAGAGATTTAGGCGTAAATCGTGATGATGTGATCCAAATACTTAAAGATTTAGATGGATCACTTGAATTTCTTGTCAAGAGAGCACAAGAAGAAGTAGGCAAAGGCAAAAAAGACATAGGAAGCAAAGACAATAAATATATATAATCGTTCTTTGTTTTCTTTTTTTATGTGTGTATTAAATACTACAATTACAACCCCGCAAAAAACAACTTTAACATATTGTAATACAGTTTACTGCACTAAATTTGGTAAAAATATCACACCCCGCATCTGATTTTTATATATCAGATAATGATATATAAAAATGGGATGCAGGATGTAACAATACGTGGTGTACTTGGTTTTCTTGGTTTACTTGGCTACAAATATATAATCCATAGTATAATCTAACTCAATGACAACAATAACAAAAGAAGAAATTGTTTTGGAAACAAACTTTTCTTATGAAGTGCGTATATATTGCGACAAGTGCGATCAAGAAGTGGCGGAAGATGAGCAAAAAACTCATGTATGTGAGGATATATAATGGGTATAACTGCCTTCTATGAATCAACAGTCAGGTTAAGACGTTGGGGAACACCTTGTATAAAATGTCGTAGGCACATGGATAAAGGAGAAAAATGTATGCGTGAACAGTTAGGATATAATTCCTATCAATGTATGCAATATAATGAATATTGTATGAAGTGTTATAAGAAAGTATATAAAAAAGAATACGCAAAACAAATGAAAGAACTTGATAAACAAATCAAGGAAAAACAAAAATTTCTAAGAGAACTAAAGGCTAAAAAGCCTTAGTTATTTTTATTTAGTAACATATATATTAATGATAGTATAATGATAACTAACAATGAAACAAACACTATTAGATCCCATACCATGTTTTATACCAATGTGGACTAATGCGATCAACTTTGCACAATTAGCAGACAATAAGAACAAGATAAAAGAAAAATTGTCAAGTGCAACTTTGATTATATCAGAAAAATTTGATATGCAATATAGTGATTGTCCGTCATGTCTAGTAGGCGAGGCACATACACAACTAGGGAAAGGAACAGAAAATACATATACTAATCATGGTATTGTAAGTGAATACTGTGCAAAATGTTCCTTTATGTGTGGTAATCAAGCCTTAGTAGCTGTAAATCGTGGCGGTGATACTTTGATCAAATTCAAGATCAAATTATATAATCACATGGTTGAAAAACATGGTTTCAAAGGTAAGGAAATAAACCTTAAAAAACTACAAAAAGTCGGCAAGTGCTGACTATACTTTCTTTTTTTAATAGTAACACTTATATTAACAATGATTTATATTAGATTAGAATGGAACAAAAAGCACCAAAGACACACAAACTATACTTTGATAAGGAAAAAACATTAAACTATATTGACAGTTTAAAGTTATCTACCAAAGACACAATACATTTACACGCTGTACTTGGTCAAATGAGAGATTATGCTAAAGGCGATCTATCATATAATAAACTTGATGAATATATGTTGTTTACTGGTATGCGTATAAAGAATATAGCATGGAATGTTGAGGCTAAAATGTTCCCAAATAAAACACCAATGAGAGATGAATTTGAATGAATATGATAAAATTAAGTCTATATAAAGAGAAGAAAAGACAATGGAAATATAAGTGGAATACTAGAATGTTTAGTATAAAATCATGGATATTATTTCATATAATTGGTGATGATGTTATATCAGACTATGCTATTGACTGTGAGTTATTATATGATTATTATAATGAGCCACCCGAAGATGATGAGAGGTTTTATCGTGATAACTAAAAGAGAATTGTTCTGTGTTATATTTGGAGCAATAACTCTAGATCCTAGGCTACCATATAAGGCAAAAAAAGAAATGGCTGAAATGGTAGGCACACATTTTGGCTTACCATTGGAAGAAATTAAAGAATTGTTAGCTGAATTAGATAAAACTTTAATATATACCATGAAAGATTTAGCCGATAATGGTTTTGTATTTGACAGAAAAAAGGAGAAGGGTGTATAATATATGAAGTTTAAAGTAGTACAAGAATATACTGGAACTGATAGCCAAATTATAGAGGCAGATAGTGAGGAAGAAGCATTGGAACTTTCAACAACTGACGACTATTGTAATTTTTGGGTAAATGAAAGAATACACGAAGTCGAATATAATGTATATGAGGTTAAAGACTAATGGCTTGTAAGGATAAATGCGAATCATACAGAGCCAATAAACCATTTGGTAAGGGAAGATACGAAGATGGTCAAAGTCGTTGCAGTATGTGTGATATATTTATGAGATATGCTGGAATATGGTGTCCATGTTGCGGTACTAGGCTTAGAAAAACACCCCGAAGTTTAAAATATAAGGAACAACTTAAAGAAAGGAGAGCAAAAATTGAAGTACAAAATAATTAAGTTATCTGATATATTAAAGCATAAGAATAAAAGTTTGTCTGCGAGGGATTATATTGATTAATATACAATTACCTTTTACTTGCAGACAGGGTTGGCTCATATTATTAGGCTTGATATTGTTATCTAACCTAATATTATTTACTGACATTATGCCACTTATAGCAGTAGTTTTAGTAATTGATCTGTTTACCTTTTGTTTTGTTATTGCATGGATTGTATGGTCTTTAATGGATAAGGTAACAATAGGATGTAGGTGCAAATGACTGTTAAAAAGTTTAAACATAATCGGTTAATTAGAATGAATACACCACACACACAATACAAGGATGATCAAAAGAAATTATATAATATAATGAAAGGTACTGGTAGTCTTGTAAATGTTAGTAATGTATATAGTTCAAGTTTGGATGAATCAAGAATGTGTGTGCATATATATGATAAAAATACTGATTTGAGTTGTGAACACTTGGACACATTAGCATTGGGTTATATAATAAACGGATTTAAAGTATCAGGGAATCAAACAGTATTATGGGTGAGGAAGTTTAGACCATGATTAGAGCAAGACGTTTATTTTTAGTTCCAATGTTAAGTATGTTCCTATTGTTTATCCCGTTTGTGGGTGTAGCATTTACTGTTATTATATGCCTATGGTGGTATGTTAAGAATCAACAAACCATACATTTATATTTCAGGGGTGAGAAGTATAATCAGAATGATATTAATGAAAAGGAGCTTGAGAAATTAAGATGAATTGTAGAGAAATAAAAGGTAGAGGTATAGGCGGTGTAATAGGTGATTCACAATATATTTACACTTCTGATAAGGGTGAGATTAGTTTAATTAACTTAACAGATCATTATGGTGCTGGTGAACATATGTGGGAAATATATTGTTTAAAGGGTAATCTGTTTGATGATGTAAGACGATTTGAATCTAAAGAAGAGGCAGAAGTAATGTGTAAGGGGTACTTAGATTGATGAATATATTAAACTGGTTGTTTGACAGGTTTTGCCCATGTCTAACACATAAGAGGTTAAGAAAATGATTGTAAAATGTAATGATGTATATATTAATACTACTCATACTGTTGAATTACATAAATCAGCCATTAAAACAACTGGTATAGGTGATCATTGTGATAGTTATAACCCTGAAATATGGTTTGCTAATAATAATAAAGATGATATATCCACACATTTTAAATTAAAATATAATCAAGATGGTACTGAATTGTTAAAGATAACTGCGTGGGATGTAAACCCTGATTATAATAGCGGTGGTTGTTACTTTGAGAATAAAGGTAAAAGTATATCTATGAATGATAGAACATTATATAAGAGGCATTGGTGGAATTGAATTATTGTTTTATAGATGGTTGTACTAATATAGCATTACAAAGTATTAAATGTTCTCAATGCCCTGATCCTCATTGGACTTGTTCTGAATGTTTACATAAAATAGGAAGTAAATAAAATGAGTGAAGATAGTTTTGCTGGATCATCTTGGATCAAAGGAGCAAAGTATAACAGCGAAACATATCGTATGCAAATATATATCGGTGATAAAGGCGAAGTGTATGAGTGTGAGGGTGTAGATCATGACACATGGAATGAATTTAAATTAGCAAAGTCTAAGGGTAAATACTTTAATAATTTTATTAAAGGTCAATTTAATACCAGTAGTATTTAGTTAGATTTATATTATCCAAACTATATTCTAATTTTAACATGGATAATACAAGCAAAATAGGTGCTGTTATTGCATTTGCCTTGTTAATTATAGGCTTTGTTATAGCAGTTTGGCACTTTTGGGTATTCCCAACAGGGCTAGAAGTATTAAGAGGCATTGACTTTGTAAATGTTACAGATGAATTTGCTCATGCTTTGTATTGGTTTGTAATAGGACTTATTGTTCTATTTAGTGGCAAATCAGCAAAAGTACAGTTTTAAAGGTTTAAATAACCTTTATTCCCTTTTTTATTTATGAATCTTAAAAATGATATTATGTTAATGAAAGAAAAGTGTGGACAGATAGCACTTGGTCATGGTCGTTGTCATATATGTGGGTGTATGACATCAAAGCGTGGTATGACAATCCACCACCTATGGTATCTAAAAAATAACGATATAATATATAAGGACTATCCGAAAACGTCAGCAGGAACTCTTGAATATTATACTGCACTATATCCTCTGATATATAAAAATCCTAAACGTTTCATGTTCTTGTGTAACACTCATCATTTTGCATTAGAAAAGTTTTGTCATTATGGTGATAAGATGTTCAAGGCTTTATGCCTAGCAAGGAAAATGACAAAGACTTAAATTACACGAAGTATAATTACACCCATGAGTTTAGCACATAAAGATGATTATTTTGAAACACCACAATGGATCATTACTGATATTGTTAGGACAACTAAAAAATATATTGATTTAGATTTATGTGCAAGTGATGATAACAGTATTGCACCATCATATATCAACGAAGAAATGAACGCACTAAACCGTATGGGAAATCCTAAATCATGGCAGTATTATCCAAAGGATGAAATTATATTTTGTAATCCGCCACGCAGTAAGAACGGTAAATTTGTGGAACTGGTGTATTATATATGGAAGGAATGTCATATCAATGTCGCCATGCTCTTGTGTTGGAATGATTTAGGGAACAAGTACGGGGAGAAACTAATACCTCATATATTGAATGGGGATATTAAAGTATATAATTTAGGCAAAGTAAAATTCAACAAGAACGGAAAGGAATCTGAATATGTAAGCAGACTAACATATTTTTGGGCATGGTTTAAAGTATAATGAATAGATATATATTTTTAATATTAAACTTTTTTGGTCTTGCTAAAGAGGAATGGCATTACACTCATGGTACATATAGCCAACATATAATAGAGTATTTCACAAGAGTAGTTGATCCACATAAAAGACTTGATCCGTATGCACTTAAACCAATTATAACAGACAAGCCTATCAAAGTTACAACCATTGGTGAGTTAGAGGCATATATGTACGGTGCTACACATAATGGAACTAATTGGGAAAGTGGCGGTGATACTCATTTGGGCGGTGTACCAACTAGACCTGATTGGGAACGTTATTATAAGAATGGCGGTCATTAGTAGGGATGAAGTGTATATTACTTAGTGTTGTATTTCAGAACCGACAGGTGATTCTAAAGTTTTATGAGCCTATTAGTAATAAAGTAATTCTTGTTAATGGTGGAGAGTATAAGCAGTATTGTTATGTTGAACCAAAGGAAATCCCCAAAGTTAAGGAGATAATGGGGATAAATAGAATAGAGAATGTCGATATATATGATGTGGTACAGGACAAACAAAGACCAATGGGCAAAGTATATGTCGATAATCCAAGCATAATATATGAGCTGAGGGAAGCAGGAGTATGTTGGGAAGGTGATGTCAAATTATATCAATCATATATTTACGACCACTCCTATCAAGTTGGTACGTGGTATACGATCAATGAGAACGGAGCAATAGCAAGTATAGGTGCGAGTAATAAGACATTTGATATATCAAAGATAGATACAAAGGTAGTAGATGAACCGAAATTTAGGAAACAATTACTGAACTGGTCAAAGTTGTTAGGACAAGATATACCAAAGATTAGAAGATTGGCATTTGATATAGAAGTGGAAACGGATGGAAACACTTTGCCTGATACAGCAACCGCACTACAAAGAGTTACTGCAATCAGTTTCCATTCCGAGGATATACAAGAGGTATATATGTTAAGACGAACCGAGTCCCCAATGGGAGAAGATGATGTAAATAAAAAATATATAATTAAATGGTTTGATTCAGAAAAGGAGATGCTGGAACGAGCATTTGAGGTAATTGATTCTTATCCTGTGGTGCTCACATATAACGGTGACTTGTTTGATATGCCCTACCTGTATAATAGAGGTAATGTGTTAGGGTGTAATTACAATCCATTCAAGATGATGAAGCAAAAGGCAACCTTAAACAATGGTATTCATATTGACTTGTATGGTGTGTTCAGCAACAGAAGTCTAAAAATATATGCGTTTGGTGCAAAGTATGTTACTGATGGATTAGATAGCGTAAGTGAGGCTATGTTAGGGGAAAACAAGACAAAGGTTAGCGGTAGTCTTGAAAATATACCACTTCATGAACTAGCAAAGTATTGTTATAACGACAGTAGAATAACATATGAACTATCACATTACAACAATGACTTGGTGATGAACCTATTGGTTATCCTAGCAAGAATTGGTAATATGCCTATTGATGATATATCTAGGCTAAGTATATCTAACTGGATTAAGAGTATGTTTTATAGTGAGCATAGACAACAAAGACAATTAATTCCCCGAAGTGTGGACTTTCCAAATATATCATCCAGTACGAAGGCAGATACAAAGGGCAAAAAGTATAAGGGTGCAACAGTATTAGAACCAGTCAAGGGCGTACACTTTGACGTTACAGTATTGGACTTTGCCTCACTATATCCAAGTATAATAAAGACTAGAAATATATCATATGAAACAGTATGTTGTGCTCATGAAGAGTGTAAACCTAATATAATACCTTATACTAAACATTGGTCATGCACGAAAAAGATTGGAATGGCATCATCATTAATTGGCTCATTAAAGGAATTAAGGGTAAACCACTTCAAAGTCCTAAGCAAGACAGCAAAGACTGAACAAGAACGTGACATAAACGATACAATAGCACAAGCACTTAAAGTATTTCTTAATGCCTCTTATGGTGTAATAGGAGCTGAAACTTTCTCGTTATATTTCCTACCAACAGCAGAAGCAGTTACAGCAATAGGTCGTGATATAATTTCAAAGACGATAGAAACTGCTACTTCCATAAATCTTCCTGTCCTCTATGGCGATACTGACAGTATATTTGTCCACAACCCAACCCAAAAACAAGTCGATTTTCTTATAGATTTTTGTAAGGAACATTATTCTATTGATCTAGAGATAGACAAGGAATATAAGTATTTGGTATTGTCTGACCGTAAGAAGAACTATTTTGGTATGAAAACTACGGGGGTGATGGACATTAAAGGATTAAGTGGTAAAAAGTCCAACACACCCCCATTTGTAAGGCGATTATTTGATGATGTATTGGATAAGTTAAAGCCTATTGAAAGTATGTCTGACTTTAACGCAGTTAAACAAGAAGTGAGGTATGTTATCAAAACTGTAATAGATAACTTTGATGATATACCACTTGATCAGTTAGCATTTAAAGTCATGGTAAGTAAGAACCCTAGTGAATATAAGAACAAGCCACAAGTTGTTAGAGCAGGGGAAATGCTAGGCGAAGTTAAAAAAGGACAATTCATAGAGTATGTCAAGACATGGAGCAAAGAAAAGGTGCTACCATTAAGTATGGCTACACGCAAAGATATAGACAAAGCAAAGTATATATCATCATTGGAGAGTGTGATGGAACAGATATGTGAACCAATGAATATATCACTTGATATATTGTTAGGTCGGGGAGAGCAGACGACCTTGACACAATGGTAGATATTATGACAACCAACAGGGAATTTGTTAATTGTACTGAATGTGATAAAGATATGCAAGGTGTAGTGATATATGACGTTGAATTAGGTGGCAGAATGTATAGACCAACAATAATATGTATGAACTGTTATTATAAAGACGAAATTGCTGAGTTAGAGAAAGAGAAATAATGGAATATATCGTTTTAAGAACCGCAAGAGATGTAGCAAAGCCATTTGTTATACAACATCATTACAGTCAAGCATTTGGTAAGGCTAGTATAATACTTGGATTATATAAGGTAGGAGAACCTGAACTATTAGGCGTTATAACATTTGGTCAGCCAAGTGGCAGATTAGTTGCTCAAAGTGTAATAGAGGGCGGTAATGATCATACTGTATTTGAGTTTCTTCGTATGTGTGTACTGGATGATTGTAAGTGTCCTAGAACCTATTTCATGTCTAAGGCTATTAGTATATTAAAACAAAGATTTCCCCAAGTCAGAGCACTTGTAACATACGCTGATCAAACAGAAGGTCATGATGGTACGGTATATAAGGCTAATAGTTGGAAGTATGTTGGTAAGACAGGTAAGAAATATCATTATATAAGAATACCTGATGGTATGAGATTTAACAAAAGAATACCTTGGGATTACGCTAAAAAACATGGTATAACTGAACTAGAGGCTTCAATTATATTAGAGTTAGTTATGGTAAAAGAAGAACCTAAACTAAAGTATGTCAAGTCGCTTAGAAAGAAACTAATTTTTAAATCCTAGGGAAATGTACCTACTACCGTAGGATTCCATTCTACCTTTATTTGATCATTTGTGAACTCCCAAATTTCATTGGTTTCATTTATTATGACAGTAAATAACTTCTGTGTTTCCATACCATATTCAGTAACCAACCATATTCTGCCCTTACCTTTTGGGGTGTTTACTCTTACACAATTTCGTGGCTCAAATATGATCATATAGGATATAACCCTTTAGCGATACGTAATGGTATATATGATATAGTTATTGGTAGCCAACCAAAAGCATAACTGATCCAAAATCTAAATGTTTTCTTACTACCATACCAATTATCGTGAACTATAACTGTACCAGCACTTGCTTTTGTTCCAGCCCTGCCTTCTGGTGAATCATATTGTCGTGTTATATGGAATGTTCCAACGTTGTCGATATATATGGCGTGAAGTAACTCATGTGATATAGGCATCGCATTACTCCTTGTTATAAATGGATTATTACTATCTACTACAAATAATACCATCTCATGATCACCTGTTATTCCCCAAGCAATACCGTCTGATACTTCAATGTTTGTTAGATGTGAGTAAAACTGTGAATATTCCCCTGCTTTATCAGTAGGTATAACAGTTACTTTCCAATTATATTTAAAAGACTTCCAATAATTATAATCTGAGTTGAATATAACAGTACGTCTTATAATTTTATAATAATCCTGTATATTGATGTTCTTAGTTTTCCAAATTATAGGCATAATTTTTTCACTTCCTTTTTAAATTGTTCTGCACAGTATTTTCTAGCGTTTTTTATACCTATTTCATATACGAATAATTGATCTAATAGACTTATCATTAATCATCAATTCCATGTTCCTTTAATGCTCTATTTATTGTTATCATGTTTTGTGTTGATTCTTCAACACCCATTTGTCGTCTAAGTATTACATTACGCCAATTTGGTAATCCATATTTCTCATACATATATGCCTTATTGACCTCATTAATAGCACTCTCTAAATCCTTTCTAAAGAACTCTCTAAATCCAAGTAATTGTTTTTTTGTAAATTTATCCCCTGTCTGATAATTCCATGTCATTCTTTTTCTTCTATATCTTTAATATTTAAATGTTCGCATAGACCGTCTAAGCAACAGCCACCTAAAACATCCTCTGCTACAAAAACTTTATCAAATTGTTTTAATTCTGCCATATAAGTATTACGCATATACCATATATAAACATTATGAACAATTACCACATAAATGTACGCTTTTGTCTACATTATAGTTAAGTCCACTATCATTTAGACTTCCTACCATCCACCTATCTCTCACATCAACACAGCCTGTATGCCAAGGATATAATATATTATCTCCACCATGTCCGTTTGTCCATGTGGTGAGTTTCTTAATAAATCCCTTCCCGTTATCTATACACCATTGTTCTATTGAATTGATTTCTTCTTCTATTTTTACTCTATCAGGATCATCCCAATCCATATTCTCCCGCCTATCACGTAGGTCTGCTAACTTACCCATAATGAACAAGTCCGTAATCTTTGTGTAAATCTATAAGTTGTGAATGATATAATCTACTACGTCTAGCCATTTCAAATATCTCACTTATCATCTTCTCTAAATTATATATACTACCCATCTAAAACCATCAACCTTTTCATATTAACTCCACCATATCTACAATAATCATCCCCACCATCTACAAATGTTTCATTAGGACATTCACATTGAACAAAGTGATGTCTATACGTACTTTTCAATGTTGTTGCACATTGGAAACAATATACACTACCCAATATATTTGTACCTCTCTGTATCGTTATCCAACGTCTTTGGTATATTTTCAAATATTGTTGGTGCTTCTAAAGCATTGAATCTGCCTGTCTTTACCAGTTCTGATATATATTCTTCTCTATCAACTGTTTTGTCCTCATTCATACATAGTTTCCATACCATATTCAGTAACCAACCATATTCTGCCCTTACCTTTTGGGGTGTTTACTCTTACACAATTTCG